GCTTGTGCGGCGGCAAGGGCTGCACTGTCACGCCACTGCGATATGGGGATAGACGGCCACCCAAGGGTTTGATTCCAGATAGACATCTCAAAAAAGCTATTCCATGCCCAGACCGTTGCGCCTTGCTCGATTAAATCGAAAAGCCTTTGCGGGGGTGGCATGTCCGGTGTCCAAAGAGTAGGGGACTCGTCACCTAGCGCCCACGCTAAACACAACACCTCGGTTGTGTCATGATCAGCGTAGGCGTAGGCTCCGGCCTTAAAAATGTCGCACTCTGAGTAGGTCTCAAAGTCCATTGTTATATTCATATGAGGGGTTTCCGCAACCACTTTTGGCTAAGACTTAGCACAATAGGGCTTTCTTTCCGTTTCCACTGGCTAGACCTGTTGGTCTCGCGCTTTTTAGGTAAGAGGTCATCGTCAGTAATAACAATTCCGTGACCTCTGGCCTTCTTCATGCCCATTCGATTTTTTAGAATACTATATGAAATCCCCGCTTGCTGGGCGATCTCGCCAACGATGACATCCTTCATGTAATGTTCTGGAAATCGTTCACCGACATATGTGTAGCTCAAGCGGGGTTTCATAGTCAGTCCTTACATTAAAAAGTCGTCTTCGGCTTCGACATCCGCGTCTTGCTCGGATGAGATGTCATCAAAAACCGTCTCGGTTTTAATCCCGCCAGCGCCGAAGGTCTCGCCGTCTTTTACAAACTGTAAGGCGTTAAGGTTGCACGCAATTCTCTTGCCCCATTTGTTATCCATTACCCACAAAGAAATCGCCGCATTGACATAACACCCCGCGTAGGGGCGTCCATCTTCCTCAACCAAAGGGGTACGATCCCGGTCGATAATCTGTGGACGTAAACGTGAGGCACAACTGACAAACATTGCGTTTTCATACCCGTCATAAGACTTCTCTTTTCCATCGCCGATACAGATTTTTAATCCGGCTGGTATCTCGCCGTTGAAACCGGCAAGAGCGGCTTCTTTAATTGCCTTTTTAAAGGACACTATCTGTGCTTTATCACCCTCTTTATCCAACAAAAGATTACAGCTAAATTTCGGTGCTTGACCTTCATTAAAAGCTTTCGGTGTCCAAATCTCTGGGAAAGATAGTCGTGCATTCTTAATCATAATTACGCTCATTTATTTATTCCTTTATGTCTGAAAAGTATGTGGCAACGTCGGGCTTAATCGCTGGTCGAGGGTCACTCTCCGGCGCAAGACTTGGTTTGCCTTGGGGTTTAAAGCAGAGTTCGGTAACCTCTGCGGCTCTCGCTTTCCCAAGCAATTTCTCTGCTTGAGCTGGCGAAATGAGTTTGCTACTACGCGATTCGTCGCCCAGTAACTTAATTAGGTGTGTTTCTGCGTCTTTATCATTGACCCACTTGCGCTGAGATCGACCCTGTACGAGCTTGTAGCCGTCCAAGATGCCACCATCAAAGAGAATCTTTTGTGCGTGCTGTTGAACACCTCGCGCCCAACCTATAAGCGCATCCATTTTCGGAACGAGCTTAGATATCTCATCGGGGGTAAGGGTGTGCGGAACTTGCACCAGTAGAGGCTCTTCGAGATTGTCAAAGTTAGATAGAGTTAGGTTGTAGTTGTGTTTCGCTAGGGCTCGACATACCGGCTTGGCTCTGCACCAGCGGCACGCTGTTACTGATGGATTAAATTCAGGATCAATGCTCATTGTTGCGATGGCGGCGGGGCGCACGACATCCTCGGCCCACTTCAACAAGTCTTTTGCCCTAACAGAGTAGGTGTCTATGTGATCAAGACGGGTTTGAACGATCGTCATGGTTACGACATCAACTTCGTCGCCAAACATTTCTAGAGCGCCAAGACCGTACAACATGAGCTGTGAGTTTTTTTGTGCAGACACTTTGATGCCTGTGCCGTACTTCAGATCAATAATGTTAAGAACGCCATCATCAACCGCAACACAATCAGCGGTTCCAAAACCGCCATGCGCCCAACGGGAATAATCGACCCGAAGCTCGTAATATTTTTTGCCGGTGTGCGTGTTGCAGTAATCAACATAGGTCGAGACATGCTCTGCCATCTCTTCATCAACAATCCAGCCCTCAACCTCTACACCTATATAAGACTCCGGTGGTCGCTGACTGTTTAAGCACATCTCTGCAAGTTCATGGGCGGCTGTGCCTTCTCTCGCAAAATCAGAACCCTCGTCTTTAGGCATTCCGCTCTCAGCTAAAATACTCCCGGAGCAATTCATCCATTTGCTTGACCCGCTTGCGCTTAATATTGCGTGTGCTGCCATCTATTCATTTCCCTATTTCTATTTATTCAAACTTAATATTTTTTTTAACCCACGTAAAAGTTGTTGACAATAGTAATGGTGGTCAACTAGAGTGTCAACCTTGTTTTTGGTAAATACATCAATTAGTTGTAACTAAGGAGATTCATGCAATGCTACATATCAGTCCACACGCACCAATCGTTCAGTCAGCACTGAATAATGTGGTGGTGCACTCAAGTTTAAAAAACGACAGTTCTTTAGCGAGAACGCTAGATGTTACTAAGCAAGCTCTTAGCAAGTGGCGGGTATCTGGGTTGATTCCAGCACACCGCGCATTGCAAATGGAACTGCTTACAGCCGGTAAGGTGAGCTGGAAAGACTTATGCCCAGACATCGTTGAAGACTTCAACAGAAAGGAGCCTGTGTATGCCATCAATAGATAAGAATCGAGCTAAATATTACTTCTTTAAGTGGTCGGCCAATTTGCTAATGGGGATTAGCGGATTATTGCTTTGGATCAGCAAGCAAATCGATAAGGCTGAAATTGCGGTCATGACAAGGGCGTCAAAATATTTATAAGGAAAAATAATGATGGGGTTTTTACAAGAATTCGGGCACAAGTTAGTCGATCAAGGCTACGAAATTGTGCCGATTATGAAGAACAAAAAGGCACCGATGCTCTCCGGTTGGCAGGACATCAGATCAACCCATGAGGATGTCGATGCGTGGCTGTCTAACGGCCATAAAGATGGCGGTGTTGGCGTCTTATGCCGGAACACGATAGCGGTTGATATCGACTGTTACGACAAGAATCTAAACAAAAAACTAGTGATGTGGCTGGAGGAAAATGTCGGCACATCACCTGTCCGGTACGGTAATTTTCCTAAGTGCATCCTACCTTATAGGGTTGAGAAAACATTTAAGAAGATTAGAAGCTGTGAGTATGAGGATGCGATGAGCACCACTCACGCCGTTGAGGTGTTAGCCGACGGCCAGCAGTTTGTTGCCTATGGAATGCACCCGACAACGCAGAAGCCTTACCGCTGGAACGCGACTCGCGGTGGCATTGCCGATCACGCACAAAACTCTCTACCTTTAATGACTAGAGAGAAGGCAGAGGCTTTTGTTTCTTATTTTGAACAATGCGCTAGCAATGAAACAAACTGGGAGCTTGCTCGGAAGGGTGTATCGACTGTCGATATAGACGTCGATGACATCACGATGTTCAAACCTAAAATGGATGTGGATGAGGAGGGCGTAAAGGAGCTGCTTAACAGTGTTGATCCCGACGCCCACCATGATGATTGGGTGAAGGTTGGCATGGCGCTGCACCATCACTTCGATGCCACTGACACTGGTTGGATGATCTGGGACGAGTGGTCATCGGACAGTAGTAAGCACCGCGACGGTGAGTGTGAGCGTCGATACGCGACATTCGACAGCAAAGGTCGAGCCCCAGTAACGATGGCGTCAGTCAAGCAGATGGAAAAGGCCGTTGTCTCTGAGAAGGTGATTGAAGAGCGACTGCCCCGAATGCTTAAAGAGTGGGCATTTGTCCATGTCGAAGGCTCGGCGCGAGTTATCCGCGAGGATGTCAGTAAGGGCAGTATTGTCCTGTACAAGCTCGAAGATTTAAAGAAAGAACACATGAACTGCCGCGTCTTGTCAGGCGATGAGAAGCCCAAGCTTTTAAACCTTGTTGATATGTGGCTAGAGCATCCAGAGCGAAGAACCTATGCGGCTGGACTGTCCTTTGCTCCTGATATGGAAATTCTTGATCGATACAACTTATGGCGGGGGTGGAGTTTTATTCAGGCCAAGGGTGATGTCGATCCTTGGTTAGATTTTGTCACCACTGTAGTGGCTGATGGTAATCAGATACACGCTAATTACATCATTAGCTGGGCAGCTCAAATGGTTCAGCATCCGATGGACAAGATAGGTGTGGGCCTTGTGCTTAGAGGTCGAAAAGGCACTGGTAAGACCAAGTTCGGTGAGCTGTTAGGTGGGCTATTCAAGGCTCATCACAAAATAGTCAGTAGGGCAGAGCATGTTACGGGTAACTTTAACCGACATCTTGAAGACACGTTACTGCTACAAGCCGATGAGGCGTACTGGGCTGGGGCAAAAGCCTCAGAGGGTGCGCTGAAAGACTTACTGACTAATCCGGAGATCACCATTGAGCGCAAAGGCGTTGATGCGTACACCGCGCCAAACTACACGCGCATTTTATTCACCAGTAATGAGGAGTTCGTCGTTCCGGCTAGTCTGGATGAGCGTCGCTTTGCTGTATTTGATGTCGGTATTGAACGAAAGCAGGACTCTAAATATTTCTCTGAACTTGACCGCTGGTATAACACGGGCGGGGCGGGCGCATTGTTGGAGTACCTTAAAACCTTTGACCTATCCACTACCAATCTGAGGTTAGTACCTCAAACCGATGCGCTGCAAGACCAAAAGTTGGAGGCGCTGGATACTGTTGATCAATGGCTATTTAACTGCTTGATGAGCGGTGAGCTGCGAGAAAGTAGGGTCGCTGGTAATTGCGTCATGTTTGGCAGTGAGTCACAGAAGTCTGAGGTTTATGACATCTACTGCTCAACGCTTCGAAGCAAGTACGAGTCTCCGATAAAAGAGGTGCGGTTTTGGCGCAAATTAAACAGCTACGCAAATATGTTCGAGCAGGGTAAATACGCTCGCATGGGTGAGAATCGTGTGCGGTTTATAAACATAGCGCCGTTAGAGTCAGCCCGCTTTATCTTTGATGCCAGTAACGGCTTAAAGGTTGATTGGACTGAGTTTGATGAGAGCAAAACAGAAGACGTATTCGACGATATTTGGGAGACAGGTGATGCGTAGATTGAAATACCTATTTAAATGTGCATTCAAACGTGCATTAACAGCCGTTAAAGGCACAAAACATTGCCAATGCGCCTACGTCATTCGACCCAATGTCGTTGAGGTTAAGTGCTCTGACTGCGGTGGCGTTCAAAAGCATTCGAGGTGGAAGTGATGGGCAAGGGAAGCAAGCAGCGCCCGACAGCGGCGTCGTTTTACGACAATTTTGACAAGATATTTGGAGCAAAGGCTATGACGAGATACAAGTGTGAGCGGTGTGGCGTGATCGATGAGAGCGAGGTTCACGAGATCGTTGAGAAAAACTGGGAGCCAATGGGCGACCAATATGTAGCACGCAATTTTATACATTTAGAGTGTGAGCGATGCGGCGGTGAGGATGTGGAAGAGTTTAACCCGGCGTATTGCGACACCTGTGACGATTAAAACCCCCTAAGAGTTCGGCAAATCCCCTAGTCGATACTCTCTTTGCCTCTAACCTTTGCGGGTTAGGGGTTTTTTTTAGTTATAAATACAACCTATGGTTGACGATACAACATAAATTTGAGACAATGACTTCGTCATCAAGGGGATGGCATAATTAAATAACTAAAGTGATGAGGAATAGAGTGATGAGAGATAAAATTAGCTACGAGTGGGTGGTAAGTTTTATGGACGAGCATGGCGACATTCACGACCAAGATTATTTTGATACTTATGCCGAAGCTGCAAATCGAGAAGCTTCTGGAGGTAATCCGTTTATAGGAACACGGAGTTCTATGATTGAGGTTTGGAAATACTGGGGTAATGATGAAGACGGACTTGCTCATAAGGAAATGTATAAAGTTGAGAACGGTGTCGTTGACTCCGAGCTACCTAAATTCATACGAGATCAGATCAAATAACTAAAGTGATGAGGAATAGAGTGATGAAAATTAAAAGTCATACGGTAAATAAACTAGGTCTGGAGATGATTCGACAAGAGTTACTTTCTAAATGCAAGCCGAGCGTTTTTGATGGGTGGCTTGACGATGATTTAATCGATAGCAAAAGGTCACAAGAAATGCTTGGCGAATGGGCTAGTGATATTGAAGATGATCTTAACGCCAGCAATGCATATTTTGTTCAGTTAGGTTGTCATCAGACAAAATCAGGTCATTTCGAGCATCTAGAAATAGATGACAGCGGTATTGATGTTAGTTTTGAGGAGATGGAGTGATGAAAATACGAATAGCGTTTACTGTGGAAGTGGATGCCGATGAGGTTTATCGGTTCCAAGAGAGTCTGGATGCAACCGATGAGGATATGCGGTCTTTCGTCCGTAGCTACATCATCAGTGGTGGTGTTGGAACCTTAGAGGAGTCAATGCTTAACAGCGTGGATGCTTATGCGGCTGTGAGGGTAGTCGAATGAATATTAGTGATGTTGATTCTGTTTTAAAAAATACTGGATTTATCGAGTTAAGAGGCACTGAGGATATGCTTATTGTTTTTCACAATGCTTACTTTGACAGTTATGTGATTGAATTAAATGGTAGAGCAATGCATTCATACAAATCGATTAGTGGTGCCATTAGAAAAATAAATCAATATATAAACAGATTTGGATTAAAGGGGAATGATGATGAACTTATTTGAACTGGATGAGTTGATCCATCAGCTCGAACGCAAGCAGCGTGATAACGATGAGATGCTCCAGATGTACCGCTACAAGCGCGGTGAGCTTAGAGAAGTCGTCAAGGGGCGCATCGCTGGCATAATGTCGGGCGTCAGTGTGTCCAGCGATACAACCAA